ATTGATACAATCAAGCAATGATATTACTTGTTCAAAGTCGCCAATGCGTTCTTCGTTTAACGGATATTCAACTAATGGAATTGTGATATAAGTATGTGCTTCGTTTTTAGTAATTTTTCCATCGATAATTTCATAGAACTTATCTTTTGTATATACTTGGAAACGAATAACCAAATTATTTTCAGCGGTATAAACCTTATCAACGATTACACCGGCTAATGGTTCAAGTTTGAAATCGCAACTATAAATAACAAATGCGTTTCTTGGGTCGATAACATAACTTTTAAATGGTGCGTTGTTTTTAATATCTTTATCGTAATCAGGGTTTGATAAACCTAATTTATATGCCGTTCCGCAAATTGATTGATATTTAGCAACGCGTTTGTCTTGTTCGACCTTATCCTCGATAACAAAGCAATCATTTAACGCTTGAATTGATTTAACAACCGCCCTACCTTTACGGGCAACGAATTCAATTGGTTTCCATAAAAGATAGCCGACTTTGAATGAAACAATTTCCCTTGCGTGGTTTTCAACAATCTTGTTATTGATTTCTTGATGATAAACTTTTTTACGACCAAGAATTGGTTGAATACCCCTATAATAGTTAATTAAGTAGTCAATATCGGCAAGGTTTCCTAAAAAATCGGTATATGCTTGTAAAATAACATTAACAACATTATCGTCCGTAATAGCGTTAGTTTTTGCTTTAATTATCGTTCTACCGGAAAGTGTTAAATTATCTTTTTCGTTTGCCATAACTAAAAAATACCTTTGAAAACAAGGTATTGAAAGTGTTTGAAATGTCCAAAGTATATTAAGGACTATTAAAATGGACGCCTAAATATGGTGTATTCGGCTGTTGTATTTTGTGGTGTGCGTAGCATATCTACGCCTTGCGCCAAACTATCCGGTGCGTCATCTTTTTGTTTTGTTCCACCATTCGCGCTATATCCAAAAAGGTTTTGCATAAACATATTGTAGTCCTTATCGCGGTAAGGCGCGGATAAGAAATGGAAATGTAGTTTAATATCACTTGACGCTTGTATAATGCGCCCGTCCTTGCTTATGGTCGTAGGTGCGCTTTTGGTAGTAATGCTAATAGGATAATTATTTTCCTTTAAGATTTCGTTTACATCTTCGCCATATTCGTCGCCACGACTATTACGTTCAAATTGTAGTTGTTGAACCGCCCATTTAATACAAAGTTTAGCAATTCTTGGTTGTGTTCTTTGCTTGTCGCCATAATCAAAAACAACCGCCGGCACATAAACATCATAATTGTTCTTGTTGAATTCGTCTTTATAGACATACATAACCGGACAAGATACCGCGTCGCCACCACCCCAAGCAACGTCACAAGGGGCAATAATCTTTGATGGAATTTTATTTGGCGGTAATTCGCTATTAAAATACATCAAACTTTCGGCACTAAATAATTGACCCGACCTTTCGATTGGGCTACCCATAAATTGTGCCTCCCAAGACGCCATATCGCCCGTATTTTCAAACGACGCACGTTTTTGTTCATAGAATGTCTTTGAAAAGCCGACGTCATAGTCATATTGGAAATTACTTTCGCCATTTTCATCTAATGCCGGTTTGTTAATAATTCGATAACGGCGTGTCTTAAATGCCGGTTCTTCGGTTAATACTTTGATACGACGTCCAATTGGGTCGTTAATAGACCATCTTGTGCCTATCCATAAGATTTTGGCGTTTTCTTTCGCACGGGTAGTGAAGTCGTTTTCAACTTTTGACCAAACGGTGGCTAATCGCACTTGATTAACCGCTTCCTCAAAGCCACTAACAAGGTCGTCGCCGATTAAAATACCGGAACAGTCGCAAGCACCATTCAAAGAACCATCGATTGAACGCGCGGTAAAGGAATGATAACGCTTAATACGACCAACATCTAAATAGGTTTCTTTACTATTACAATAAGATTTTGGGTCAAACTTGGCGTTTGGAAAGATTTTCGCCCAATTATATGTATATTCATCGGTAATAATTTCCATTACGCCCCTATAAAACGCGCTTGCTACATTACCGCTAAACGAACCATACAAATTACTTGCTTCCGGCATTACACCAAGTTTCCAAGTGATTAAAAACAAAACCAAAGTCGTTTTTCCGGTTCGCGGTGGTTGTGATAAAAACAATTCATCAATTTTATCCCAAATAACCAAGTCCTCTAATGCGTGAACAATGTCTAAAAGTTGTTGTCGGCGTGGTCGATAAAATTGTTCATTGATTGGTCGATTAAATTCCAACGCTTGGAAATAACTATCCAAACTATAAGGCGTTTCTAACACCAATAATTTGAAAACAATTTGTCTAATTTCTTTTTTAGCATTTGATAAAACAGTGATATTCTTTTCCGCTTTAACACAAAGTTTTTTTAGTTCCTTGCTTTGTCGCATAGCGGTTAGAACATCACGATTAAATTGACCTTTAATGTATAAATAGGCGTCATCATAGTAATTGACGCCATTTGGGTTCTTTTTAATACAATAAATAATCTTATCAAATGTATCCATATTATTTTTCTAACGGGTAAATAGTATAACAACGCGTAGATGTGGACGCAAATATAAACACGTATCCGGCGAAAATCTTAATTCTTCGCCTTGTTTTAAGTTGTCGATAGATAAATAGTTCGCGTATTTCATCGTCCCCACGATAATTATACGGCGAAACGCCATATTTTAGTGCTTTTTTTATCATTTCGTTTGTTTTTGCGGTATCCCAACCAAATCTTTCAAACGCGCGATAATAAGCGTGATTACAACTTTTTGTCTTTTTTCGTGACATTTTTATAAAAGTGGGGTGTGAACTCCTTTTACCCAATTCGCGTCCTTCCCGTATTTAATATATCCCATATAGAAATTACGATTGTTAATAATATAGTAAATATGTGGTTGTGTCCACGTTTTACCGGTCTTTGTTGGGATATTTTGTTCGTTTAAGTAGTTGGCGATGGCTAATTGTGACACCTTATCATCATACATCTTAAAGATTTCTTTGACGATTTCCGCCTCATTTTCCTTAACCACCAATTTTCCATCGATAGTTTCATAGCCGTAAGGTGGTCGCCCCCCCGAATATCCGCCACAAGACGCCTTAATCTTGCGTCCCCGTGCCGTTCTTAACGCGATGTTTTTTCGTTCTTGTTCCGCAACGAACAACATCATTGAACGATAAATGTTGGCGAACGCTTGGTCGCCACCAAATTCTTCCTCTACGCTAATTAACTTAACGCCTTTCTTTTCGAGAAGATAGAGGTAGTAGAAATAAAGTTTTGTGTCGCGTGCTAAACGGTCACTTTTAAAAACGATAACCGCTTGAAATGGCGGGTTCATAATCTCGTCGCCATAAAGCACTTTATTTAATTCCGGTCTTTCGTCGCTAACGCCACTAACCACATCTTCATACCACGCCACGATTGTAAACCCGTGTTCCGTCGCATACTTCGTGATTGCGTCCCGTTGCGCGTCCTTTCCGTATTTCTCATCTTGCTCTTGCGTGGACACCCGAATGTATCCCACCGCCGTCTTGATAATCTCGCCTTTCGCCATTGGTGTCGCG